CGAGTCTCTTCCAAAGCAGGTTGGCCGTTTCAAGCCAGCCGCGACGCGCCAAATGATTGGCTAACGCCACATAGTGCTCGTACTGGGCCGCGTCGTTCTTGTCGTTGGTCCAGAGGACTTTCGCACGAACCGGAGTGACATCTTCGCCTGCGAAGGCGTCCATACCACAGGATTCGCGGAAGTAACCTCTGAAGCAGCTTTTCGAAAGGTTGACCGTCAGGCCAGCCATCTCGAGCCACTGCACCGACCTCTCGACGTCCACGGTTCTGACTATAACATCATCACCATAGACAAAGAAAGGAACCGTCTTATTCACGTCATGCCGGAGCGCACTCACTAAAACCGCTGCGACGGTCAACGCCAGAACGGGGAAGCATAAAGCTGACCCCATCGGCGCGTACTTTAGCAGACGGACAGTCCTCCCGTTAGGGAGAACCGTAGAGTCGCTTCGAGCCGCCTCGAGTGCCGCGAGCATGTCTGGCAAGTCCTGCCAGAGGTATCTCACAAGCGAGAGACTAACTCGATCGCTCGCGTCGCGTAAATCAATTGTCGCCCACTCGCCATTTACTGAGCCTTCTAACGAGAGGGTTCGGTTGATTGTCTGATCGCGGAAGTTGATGTGGCGAGACGTCAGCTTATGGCTTTCGACCCAATCCACAATCGCCCGACCGAGGCCTTGCTGGATGTACTGGTACTCCAGGGGCTCAGCCGCGATGAAACGCGGTCCACGAGCATCCTTGGGAACGAACATCGACAAGGTAAACCCCTCAGGAAGGTTTTCCAAGTGGCCATCGAGCCGATACACGTCCTCAAGTTCCGGTACTCCCCCCACTCCCACCCGGAAGTAGTCATGAAAGGAGTAATACTGGTTTATTCCGTCGTAGATTCGGCGGAAGCGCCACTTATCGTCGAGGCGTTCGCCAGTACTGACGATACCGGGGCCATTCCTGGGTCGGATATTCCGCGGATCGAAATCCGCGAATACGCGACGTATGAAGGCTCGACCGAGAGCGAAGTGCTCCCAGTCAGCTTCCATAAGGTCGTGAAGCTCTTCCTCATTCCGCAAGTAGCGGTCGAGGACAGACTGCTCCTGCTCCTTGGAGTAGAGCAGTTCGAGCTTGTACAGGAAATAGCAGACTTGCCTGACGTATTTTACTACGTTGGCCGAGTTAGGGCCCCAGTCAGGCTGACTCTCAGCTAACTCTGCGAACAGAGCCGGCATCTCCCCGTCGCGGCTGATAAGGCCACTACCAGAGAGGAATGAATCGAACATCTTCCCGGCGCGTCCTAGTTCGGTCGCAAGCCATTTCGGGCTTCGACCTTGGATAGCGTCGGTGACTCGAACGACCCATCCCGGGTCCACCTGAGGCGGATGGTCCAAAAGGATACTCGATAGGAGCTCAGCGTAAAGCTGTTGTGCGGGGAACATTGTAGTCTCCGTCCTTCCATGCTCCAGTCAATGCTGGCACCGTTGCTAAAGGGGATCAGCGAAATGCTGAGTTATAAATACCCCAATACAACGATCAAGCCTAGATAGCACCGATAAGCATCGCTGCTACGTTGGCGTCGAGTGTCACGCCGCCAGTTGCGTTTGTGAACGACTCCGTGCACAGCGCGATGTCCAACTTGTGAAGGTCGAACACGTGGCTGTCAGTGAAGACGCTCGTGTACAACGGCAGATAGACTGACGTCGAGTAGGTGAGTGCCATCGGTCCCTGGACCGAGTCGACTTTCACCGTCCGCCAAGACCTCTGGATACGCAGGACCGGCTTGGAAGCCGAACCCTGCTTGTTCCGAGAGATCTGAAGCGTCTGAGGCTCAGCACGACTCGAGCCACGGAGTAGGAACTCCGCCTGGGCGTTCCCGGTCGGGATAACCCGGTCGAAGGTCTGGTCCGTGGTTGCGTTGATGTTGTAGGCGAAGGTGTCAGGGAGCATGAAGCTCCTCCTATCTATTTCGTACCCAGCCAAGGGCCAACAGTAGGCCCTATTGATGTTGGGAGAGAGTGGGCAATTGAACTGATGCCCAGTCAGTTGGAACCTCAAGGTTTCTCTGATATCGTCTGACGACGACTCGACCGACTCCGGTGTAGAGCTGGTTTCCAACTCCACCCGCGAGATCACGGACATCGCGGTCCACCCTGATCACGTGGTTAGTCTTTGTCGACCAATTAAGGCCGGAGAGCTCCCACGGTTCAGCAGGGTGTACGCGGGCTAGCCCGTCTAGCCTGGTTGAG